GACTGATGGTTCAGAATATAAAGGTGGTGAGTTAGAGTTTGATGGTAGAGACTACGATCCACCAATGAGAAATGAGGCTCAACACGTAATAAAAGCAAAAGAAATACTACCCAAAGGTTCTATTATTGTTTTTCCGTCTTTTGTGTGGCACAGAGTAAAACCTGTTACTAAAGGTTGTAGATACAGTTTAGTGCTTTGGAATATAGGAGATCCTTTTAAATAATGAATATAGAACATTTTTTTAGCACACCTATTTGGACTGAATATAAACCAGAGTTTCTTGATTCTCTAAACAAAGCTTCTAATACACATATTAAAAAAGCCCGGTCTTCTAAAGAAGCAAAAGATCACATAAAAAAACATGGAGACTTTGGAAGATCTTTTCATTCTTCGTCTTTAATAAAAGAAAATAATTTTTTAGATTTTAGAAAATATGTCGGTCAAAAATCTTATGAGTATTTAGATTATATGGGTTATGACATGAGTCAATATCAAATGATGTTTACTGACTTGTGGGTTCAAGAGTTTGCTAAAAAAGGTGGAGGACATCATTCAGCACACGTGCATTGGAATCAACATGTGTCAGGTTTTTATTTTTTAAAATGTAGTGATAAAACATCATACCCCGTTTTTCATGAACCACGGACAGGGGCTAGAGCCACTAAATTAAAAATAAAACCAAATATAAAAGGGGTGTGGAATGGACACGATCAGTTTTTTATAAGACCTAAACCAGGGACATTAGTTATATTTCCAGGATACTTAGAACATGAATTTGCAGTGGATTATGGAAAGGAACCTTTTAGATTTTTACATTTTAACATACAAGCTGTAGATAATTTAATAATGGATAATATATAAAATTATGGCTATAGAAAATTTTGATAATGTAGGTATAGTAAAAAGAAAACTTTCACAAGAAACTTTAGACGTATTAAATAGTTATATTAAAAATAGAAAGAAAAAATGGAATCATGAATTAGTTGGTCAAATAGATAGTTCTTTTTATCTTGAAGATAAAAACAATTGGTTTTTTGAAAAAGAATTATTACCTTGTATTGAAGAATATTTAGATAGTTGTTCTAAAGACAATTGGATTATTCCAAATACTTTAAATGAAAATCTTCCTTTTAAATTAGAAAGCATCTGGGTAAACTTTCAAAAAAAATATGAGTTTAATCCTTTTCATACTCATTCAGGTCTTTTTTCTTTTGTAGTTTGGATGAAGATACCTGCTGATTATGAAAAAGAAAAAAAATTACCTTTTGTTAAACATGCTAATTGTGCTTATCCAAATACCTTTCAAATGTTTTATATTAATTCTTTAGGTAGAATGTGCACTTATGATTGTAATTTAACACCAGACGATGAAGGCACTATGTTATTTTTTACAGCTAATAGACCTCATCAAGTATATCCTTTCTATACCTCTAATAAAACTAGAGTAAGTATATCTGGAAACATAGTTTTAAATTCAAGAGTTGTTAAAAATGTATAATATTTTTAGTTCATATATACATGAAGAAATGTTTAACTTAGATACAACAAAAATAAAACAAGATATTTTAAAATTAAAATCTAAAGACAAAGGTAGAACAGTAAGTAACTATGGTGGTTGGCAAAGCAAAGCCTTTTATGATGTGGACAAAAACTTAAAAAGTTTATTTAATAAAATAAATGTAATTGTTGAAAGTATTGAAAAAAAACTTTGTCTTAGTTACAAAATAAAACTAGGTAATTACTGGCACAATGTAAATGGTTTTGGCTCTTTTAATAGACCACACGATCATCCAAAATCTGTTATATCAGGAGTTTATTATGTAAGTGTTCCTAAAAATTCTGGAAAAATTGTTTTTAGACAAAACAATTTAAATTTTTTAAGTGGAGAAGTTTTAGAATATAATTTATATAATTCAACAACATGGCATGTTCCACCTCAAGAAAACTTATGTGTTTTGTTTCCCTCTCATTTACTTCATTATGTTGAACCAAATTTAAATAAAAAAGAAAGGATTAGTATTAGTTTTAATTATGGATTTTAAAAAAGATAAATACGTAGTGCTTCGTAAAGCAATATCAAAAGACTTAGCTACTTTTTTAGCTAATTATCTTTCAATGAAAAAACAAGTTTATGATACTTGTTTAAGAGCAAGATATATATCCCCTTTTGAAAAAATACTCGGATACTATGAAGGTCCTAATCTTCAAGTCCCAGGTTCTTATGCTTCATATTCAGATATAGCAATAGAAACTTTAATGATAAAGTGTCAATCAATTATGGAAAAAATAACAAATCTAAAACTTTATCCTGCTTACACCTACACAAGAATATATAAAAAAGGCCACGAATTAAAAAGACACAAGGATAGATTTAGTTGTGAGATATCTACGACCATAAATCTTGGTGGTGATGACTGGCCTATATATCTTGAGCCTTCTGGAAAAAGAGGTAAGAAAGGTATTAAGATAATTTTAAAACCTGGAGATATGTTAATATATAGAGGTTGTGACCTGGAGCATTGGAGAAAGAAGTTTACAGGGGAAGAATGTATTCAAGCCTTTTTACATTATAATGATATCAAAACATCTGGAGCTCAAGAAAATATGTTTGACGAACGCTTACATATAGGTTTACCTGATTGGTTTAAAGGCTTTAAATTTATCAAATAATGTAGTAGAATAATGATTCGGCGGGAGATCCACCATACCACATCTCTCGCCCTAATTATTATAGGATTTTTATGTTACAGAAAATAGGGTTTCAACCAGGTATTAATAAACAAATCACTGATACAGGAGCAGAGGGTCAATGGACAGATTGCGATAATGTTCGATTCCGTTATGGTATTCCAGAAAAAATAGGTGGTTGGAAACAGTTAGGTGGTACGAATGATCTAACAGGAGCAGGAAGAGGTCTACATCATTTTGTTAGTTCTACTTCAATTAAATACTCTATTATTGGAACCAACAGAATATTGTATGCTTATTCTGGAGGTGTGTTTTATGACATACATCCCATCAAAACTACAACAACTCTTTCTAATGCTTTTAGCACAACTAATGGATCACCAACGGTTACGTTAACTTTTTCTACTTCTCATGGTATTGATACTGGAGATATATTATTGTTAGATAGTTTTTCTACGATAACTAACTCTAATTTTAGTGCATCTGATTTTGATGATAAAAAATTTATGGTAGCGTCTGTGCCATCAGCTACAACATTAACTATTACAATGCCATCAAATGAATCTGGATCTGGTGCAACAACATCAGGTGGTATAAGAGTTCAACATTATTATCCTGTAGGACCAGCTGTTCAAGCAAAAGGTTTTGGTTGGTCATTAGGAACTTGGGGTGGACAAGAAATTGGAGCAGCAACAACCACTTTAAATGGAGCACTATTAGATGATACTGCAGGAACAGGTGGATCAGGGACATCTATAACTTTAACAGATGCCACTCAGTTTCCAAGTTCAGGAACAAATTTTATTCAAGTAGGTAATGAAGAAATATCTTACACAGGTGTTTCTGGAAATGACTTAACAGGTATTACAAGAGCAGTTAGAAACTCTACAAGATCATCACATTCTAGTGGTGCCACAGTTACAAATTCATCAGACTTTGTTGCGTGGGGCGAAGCTGCATCAGGTGACTTAGTTGTAGAACCAGGCATGTGGTCATTAGATAATTTTGGTGACAAAGCTATATGTTTAATTCATGACGGAGAAGTTTTTGAATGGAACTCTGCAGCAACAAATGCAACAAACATCAGAGCTACAATTATATCTAACGCACCAACTGCATCAAGACACATGGTAGTGTCTACACCTGATAGACACTTGGTATTCTTTGGAACAGAAACTACTATTGGAGATAAGACCACACAAGATGATATGTTCGTAAGATTCTCTGACCAAGAGGACATAAACACATATACACCTACAGCAACCAATACAGCTGGCACACAAAGACTGGCCGACGGATCACGGATCGTTGGAGCCATTAGAGGTAGAGATGCAATCTATGTATATACAGATACAGCTTTGTTCCTACAAAGATTTGTTGGTCAACCATTTACATTTGCCTTTGTACAAACAGGCACGAACTGTGGACTTGTAGGTAAAAACGCAGCAGTGGAGGTAGACGGTGCTGCATACTGGATGTCGGAAAACGGTTTCTTTAGATATGCTGGTGCTCTTGAAACATTACCATGTTTAGTAGAGGATTTTGTGTACGATGATGTTAATTTAGATTCTGGTAATCAAATGATTTTTGCAGGACTT